CAGCCAATAATAACAGTACACGTGGCATAATCCAATAGGACAAGCAAAACAATAAAAACAGAGAACCCGGAAATAAGCTTCATTCTGCCTCTAGGCAGCAACCAGACAACATCAAAAAAAGAAGACCTGCATTAAAGGTAAGAATTTATTTAATTATTTCTACTAACAAATAACATTTTTAAACAAAAACTAACATTTAATCACTTATTTTAAAGGTGTTAAAATGGATTCACCTCCATCTACACCTAGAAATGCAGACATACCTGAAACTATCAAACTACTAACCGATGACATAAAAACATTTTACAAACCAGCCTATACATACATACTAAAATTACCATTTCAAAATCTAAAAGATATAGAAGATGATTTAATCTCCATGCTATCACCAAAATACAAAGGCATTTTAACAATGATCCTAGAAGGTGGCATGGACAACATTTCTAAAATGAAAGAAATAGACACAAGAGATCCTGTAGAAGTTGAAGACTACAGAATTGCTATGATTCCAGATAATAAAGGTTATCTATATGAATTAACTCAAAGTGCATATGATGCTGTAAACGAATTCATCAGCATCAAAAAAGGGCTGCAAACCATTTCATGGGCCTGCTGGGTTCAAGGAGAAATTTCCGAAGATGAACTCTTACACGTCCACATAGTTCTTGGCTCAAGATGTCTAAACAAACACAATGCCAAACGAGCCAAGGAAATCCTGTGCAGGCTATTTTTGCAGCAAGTAAAATTCCGTCTGGAAAACTACAGAAGGAAATGGGGTTTGACACCAAGCCAAAGAGAGATATTCCATGAAATTCTCTCATGGCTGAATACCCCAGATCTGGGACATAGCGAGCTGATAAGCATACTTCAATACACAGATAGGAGAGGCTTCAATCATGCACAACAAGTTGATCCAAAATCTTTTATTCAATTCTACCTACTGCCTAAAAACAGAAAACTAACTCTTGCATTACAACCACGAGAATGCACAACAGCAAAAGCTTTTTTTCTCATTAGCAACAAAACATACGGGTGTTCAATTTTGAATGGACACATAATTCCAAGCATACACAGACACACCTTATGGAGCAACCTGGAAAAGATGGACGAAAAAGAAGACCCAGGACAAGAATTGAAGATCGCGAATCCTTGGAGAGACTTGCCTCAAGTAAACAAAAATATCCTTTTAAAAGAAAAGAATACGGGTGGGAAAAATAGAATTACAAAAAAAACTAGTTTAATGTTAGATATGCTAACCAGATGCAAAGATAAGCTTTTAACCACATATGAAGACATGGTTAGAGAAGAACCAGAACTATTGTTAATGCTTGAATCCTCAGGTGGAACTAAGCTAATAGAACAGTTACTAAATATGCTACACATACATTTTACTCAGACTTTCACTGCCATGACTATGATCACAACAAGATATGATGAAGACAGCATCATCATCAATACAGAAAATAAAGCTATGAAACTTTTACTTTTTCAGGGATACAATCCCTTTCAAGCAGGACACTGGCTATGCTGCGTCCTAAACAAATCCTCAGGAAAACAAAATACAATAAGCTTTTATGGACCAGCAAGCACAGGAAAAACTAACATTGCCAAAGCTATTGTTAATGCATGTTTACTGTATGGTTGTGTAAATCATTCAAACAAAGGTTTTGTATTTAATGACTGCGCCGCAAAGTTAATTGTATGGTGGGAAGAATGTGTGATGCATGCAGATTGGGTTGAACCAGCAAAATGTATATTTGGTGGCACAGAATTTAGAATAGACAGAAAACATAAAGACAGCATGTTACTACCAAAAACTCCTGTAATAGTATCCACTAATCACAATATATATGAAGTAGTAGGTGGAAATGCAACAACAGGAATTCACTGCACTCCATTAAAAGAAAGAATTGTTCAATTTAATTTCATGAAACAATTACAAAACACCTTTGGAGAAATTTCCGAAAAAGAAATCGCAGATCTACTCTGCTGGTGCTGGAAAGAATACGAATGCACACTTACAGGCTTCCTAAAAAGATGGAACCTAGAAAAAACACCAAACACATTTCCATTAAATAATCCATGTCCTTCTCATTCACAGACCTATATATTGAACTCGGCCGGGTTCTGCGAATCCTGTGGCGGATTCTTACAGCCACTATCATTGAAAGGTGCATCAGCACCAACCTCGGAGACTACACTGACAGCAGACAAAGAAACACAGACTCCGAGCACTCCAAAAACCAGCCCAGCAAAAGAAAAAGGTAAAAAAAGATCTCGCGATACACTAGAAACAGAAGAACAATACCTAACACACATACACACTCTCAATACCATCGATGCAAATCAAAATCCAGATCACATTGCATACAGTCAAAATTTCTAACCATTTAAAATTAACAGATCCTGTTCTTTCTGCTGTGGGACAAACACCAAAGAAGAGACGGAGGCTCATTCTTGCCTCCGACTCCAGTGAAGAAGAACAAGAGGATCCTCAGGTCATAGAGTGCCATACAAGCCTCTCTGACCTAAGTATCCAAGATGAAGAGAGCACACTCTCCGGCATCTACGAGTTGGAAGTCCCAACCGATGTCGAAGAAGACCTCAGATGCGAAGAAATCCTTTAAAAAAAAAGATCCTACCTTTAGAACACCATATGATCTATTCTCAGAGCACAAAGCATCCACGGGCTGCAAACATGATTTCTGTGGCTTTCACTATCACAGTGCACGCTTAGCCAATCTAGGCACTACATATATCTATGATATTATGCAAAAAAAATTTCAAGAAAAAAGCACTGACAACAAAATTGATTGGAAAATAACCAAAGAAATGCTTTTTGCTCTGAAAAAAATGCTTGATCAAAAATACAGAAATATTATGTATCATGGAATGATGGGGGGAAACTGTCATAAATGTAAATACTGGGATAAAATCTATACTGAATATTTAAGCAGCAGAGCCTGTAATAACGAATCCTCTCTTGAAATTTCTGACCAGGAAATGCTTGCCGTGATGGAGTCAACTAACAATGCCTCCACTTAAAAAAAATCAAAGAGGATGGGTTCTACCTGGTTATAAATATTTAGGCCCTTTTAATTCACTAACACAAGGAAAACCTACTAACAAAGCTGACGAAGCTGCACGGCGACACGACCTGCACTATAACGATCTAATAAATAAAGGACATAATCCTTACCTGAACTTTAATGAAGCTGATGTTAACCTAATAAAAGACCTTGAAACTGACAACAGCATTGGTGGTTTCATTGCGCGAAACGTGTTTAAAGCTAAACAGGCCATTGCACCTGCTCTGCCAGGTACCTCCTCAGGAGGTGACAGGGCCACAAAAAGAAAGCTTTATTTTGCACGATCACAAAAAAGCGCAAAACAACCAAAAATGTCAGACCAGGTCGACGCACCAGCAGAAGGCGCTGTCCGCGGAGATCTTAGCAGCATGGCAACACACAGTCGCAGCGCACGCGCAATCGGCGGCGGAGGAGGGGGAGGCGGGGGAGGAGGAACAGGAATACGAGCAGGAGGCGGAGTCGGAATAAGCACAGGAGGATGGGAAGCAGGAACATTCTTTTATGATAATCACATAGTCACAGCCAACACCAGACAATTCATGGCTGAAATTCAAAACAGCCATCTATACAAACTAGAAACCGCAACCATTGAAAACACAGTACCAGATGCAAATTACACATATGTAACCACTCCTTGGCAATACTTTGACTTCAACTGCTGGGCTTCACATTTCAGCCCACAAGACTGGCAAAGAGTAATGAACGAATACAAAAGCATTAAACCCATTGAAATGGAAGTTAAAATATATAACCTTCAAATTAAACAAATCCAACTGCTGGGCGCTGAACAAGACATTGTCTACAACAATGATCTAACAGCCGCCTTACATGTGTTCTGCGATGGCGAACACCAATATCCTGATGCCAGTCAACCATGGGATGAAGGCACAATGCCAGAACTCCCACATGCTATTTGGAAACTTCCACAATATGCATACTTTCAAACAATCAGTGGATGGGCTGCAAATCCAACATTCGGAGCACAAGTACCACTATATTTCATTGAAAACAGCTCACATGCTGTACTCCGAACAGGAGAAGACGCAACCTTCTCCTTCACATTTTCATGCAACAAACTCACACTTGACAAATGTGCTACAGCACCCGTACATCTAAAAAATCCAAAAGTAAAAACCAGAAGATATAAAACAGCAGCCGAAAGATGGCCTGAATACAAAAAGCCATCAACAAACATGCCACCACCCAGCTTAATTGGCCTCACCGCATCACAAACTGACATCAAACATCCCAAAGGACCTATATCTTCAATGCCAACAATAAAAGGTCCTAATTACCCAGCACAAGGTATTGCCAACGAAGTATCACTATGGGACACAAATCCAATATCAGGAGGCAGACAAGAAATCTCAGAAGAAAGAAGAACATACTACACAACACCAAATGACCCAGGTGTAACACCACACGTGCACGGAGATGACACAAACACAGATGCTGCAAGAGACAGAAATGTATATTATAGAGAAAACAGCTCAGACAATCCACCAGTAACAACATCAATGTGGATGATGCCCAACCAATACTGGGACAGAGCTGGAGTAAGCAGATATTATCCAATCTGGACAAAAAAACCAAGAACAGACATGCATACAATCCCAGATCCAGGAGATGGTACCATACCAATGTCACATCCTCCTGGAACCATTTTTGTAAAAATGGCACAAATACCAGTACCTGGACAAGGTGACAGCTTCCTCAACATTTATGCCACTGGACAAATAAGCTGCAGAATAGCATGGGAAGCTGAACCATATATAACTAAAAACTGGAGACCTGAATTCAGGCACTCCTGTGAACCAGGAACTATTAATACATACAACATTGATTCAAACGGAAGATACTCAGTTCCCAGTACTTTCATGGGAGCAATGCCAAGCAAAATCTGCATCAACAGAAATATATAACCACATAGAACTATTTTTCATATACTG